ACATTAGCCACACTGGCGCCAGCCTTACAAACAGCAACAACGCCTGTGGGTGGACCGATTGCATCGTTAGTGGCTGTTGCTCCAAGTATTGTTGCAAGAACCTCACAAATAACAAGTCAGTTGGTTAGTATAAAGACCGAACTACAATTGATGAAAAATTAATATAACTAATATTTATTACTATGGACACAAAAAAATTAATTTACGCCTTGAAATTAATCATTCAAGAAGAGGTTAGTAAAGAAATCACAAAACGTGAAAAAAATCTTCGTGCGTCTATCATTAAAGAGTTAAAACAATCTCAACCTTCCGTTGTTAAAAACGACCCGTTGGATGTTAACCATATTTTTGAAAATAAACAAAAACCAAAAAAAGAAATGTTTAAATCAACTGGGTTTTCTGATTTATTAAATGAGACTGCTGATAGTGGTGAGTGGCGGAGTATCAACTCTATGAATGGGACTTTTAATTCAACACAAGCTCGTGCTTGGGGTTCTATCAATAATCAAAACCCCCAAGTTCTTCAAAACGTAGATGGTAATTCGGTTTCAGTTGAAAAATTACAACAAACCGAAGCCGGTCAAGCTGTTGTAAAAGCATTAACAAGAGACTATTCGTCATTGATGAAAACCATTAGTGCGAAGAAGGGTAAATAATGGCCCAAAGAAAAGAATATAGAATACACCCGTTAGACTTAAAACGTAATGTAGCTATTGGTGTAGTATTACCAATGGGGGGTAATCCTTTATTCAAATTGTCGTATACCACCGAGGAACAGGCGTTATCAAATTTAAAAAATTTATTATTAACAAGAAAAGGTGAACGACCATTTCAACCTTTATTTGGAACAAATATTTATTCTATATTATTTGAACAATTAAGTTTAGATACAAGTACTGTTTTAAAAGATAGTTTAGAGGATGATATTAGATTTTGGCTACCATATATTATTATTGATGATTTAGTAATAACACAAGAAAATGATTTTAATAGAATAAACATAATGTTAAATGTTCGTGTTTCTCAAAACGGCGCAAACACTCCTATAATTATTATGGTAAGCGACCAGGGAAGTATAACGATTGTTTAAGGATAGTAACTAATGAATAACACAGTTAAAAAAGATGTAAATTTAATAGGTAAAGATTTTGGCGATATTCGTCAAAACCTTATTGACTTTGCTAAAAATTATTTCCCTCAAACCTATAATGATTTTAATGAATCATCTCCAGGTATGATGTTTATAGAAATGGCATCGTATGTTGGTGATGTTTTATCATACTATACGGATGTTCAATTAAGAGAATCTATTCTTGAACAAGCTCAAGAAAAATCTAATGTATTTGCAATTGCACAATCATTTGGTTACAAACCAAAATTATATGTGCCCGCAACAACCGACATTACTGTGTATCAACTTTTACCATCAATGGGTAGTGGTAATGATGTATCTCCAAATTGGGATTATGCATTAACCATAGCTGAAGGTATGGTGGTAGGTTCTTCTACAAATGGTAATGTTCAATTTACAACCACAAGCAAAGTTAGATTTGGGTTTTCATCATCATTTGACCCAACTGATGTTTCGGTGTATGAAGTTGACCCAAACACAAATGAGCCAGTTTATTATCTTTTAAGAAAAAATGTAAGGGCTGTTAGTGGTTTAGAAAAAACACAAACATTTACATTCCAATCTCCAAAGCCATATGACAAAATTAGATTAGAAGATGAGGATGGATTGATTGATGTAATTTCAATTATAGATGATGATGGTGATGAATGGACAAAGGTAGATTATCTTGCTCAAGATACTGTATTTGAAGAACTACCAAATACAACAGATTACTCGTTAGCAACTTCAGCGTTCTCTAATGAAACCCCATCACTTCTTAAATTAAAAAGAGTTCCAAAGAGATACATTACTCGTGTTACTGACACCGGCAAAATTGATATTCAATTTGGTAGTGGAATCTCTCAAAACGCAGATGAGGAAATTTTACCTAATCCTGATAATGTAGGTTCAGCACTTTATGCTGGAAGTGGAAATCTTGACCAAGGTATAGACCCTTCAAACTTTATGTATGCTAAAACATACGGAGTAGCACCAGCAAATACTATATTAACAGTTCGTTATAGAGTTGGTAATGGTGTAGATGATAATGTTCCATCACAAGACTTAACTGAAATTGTAGAGCGTGTTATTGAAACTACATCTTTAAATTTAATTACAAATGTATTTCAAACAGTTCAAAATTCAATAGCTGTAACAAACGAAAGAGCTGCTGGTGGTGGAAAGTTTGAGGAAGAAATTGAAGAGGTTCGTAATAATGCCATGGCTTATTTTAGAGCTCAAAATAGAGCGGTAACTAAAGAAGATTACTTATTAAGAGCATACGCATTACCACCACAATTTGGGTCAGTAGCAAAAGCATACGCGGCACCAGATTTTCAAATTAACACATTGTTGGATGATGGAACAGACCCCATCCCTAATCCATTGGCTATTAATTTTTATATTTTGGGGTATGATGCAAATGGTAAGTTTCAAAATTTAAATCCAGCCACTAAACAAAACTTAGAAAATTATTTGTCATATTATCGTATCTTGACAGATGCTGTAAACATTAAAAATGCTTACATTGTAAATATTGGTATTGATTTTGAAATTATTGTATTACCAAATTACAACTCAAATGAAGTGCTTTTAAAATGTATTGATGCTTTAAAAACAATGTTTAATAATTCACAAATGCAAATTAATAATCCTATTGCTTTAACAGACATATATGTATTATTGGATAGAATTGATGGTGTGCAAAGTGTGGTAAGACCTGATAGAGATGGAAATGGTGGACTTCAAATTATAAATAAATTTGGTGGTAATTATTCATCAAACAAATACGGAATCCAAAACGCGACTCGTAATGGTATTGTATACCCACCTAAAGACCCATCAATTTTTGAAGTAAAATATCCCGATACTGATATTCGTGGTAAGGTAGTATCATTATTTTAAAAGGTAAAAAATGATTTATAGAATATATCCAAATAAAGACGCTACACTATATGAAGACTCATCTCGTAAAAATCAAAATACGGGCAAAGATGAAATTCTTGAAGTTGGTAAGTTTTATGATATTGACAATACTACCTTATTGGGTAATAGTAGAGTATTAGTAGAATTTGATTTAACTGAAATATCATCTTCAATTGTTAATGGTGAAATTACATCACCTGAATATAGATTGAGATTAGAAAATATTGAAAATCGTGAAATACAATCAAACTATGAACTTTATGTTTATCCTGTAAAAGAATCATGGACTGAAGGTATTGGTTCCGAACCAGATACACCTCATAACGAAAATAACGTTTCGTGGGCTCAACGAACTGATAACTTAATTTGGGATACCGCAAATTCAACGGTAGGTAAACCTTTAAATCCTGATTTAATTGCTTCACTTCAAGCATACTATGATTTCGTTACTTCAGTTGGTAATTTTGAATTAGTAGATAAAATTAAAGGTGTTAATGGAAACGACCCTATATTATTAGTATTAAATGGTAAACTAATAATGTCATCATCAAATTATAGTGGAGGAACAGCTAATCTTTCAGCTTCACTTGAAGCTAATGAAATTTACTACGTTGATTTTGACTTTAATAAAAATAGTTTATCTGGTGTTGAATTTAATGTAATATCACCAGATGGTTCTTTTTTAAATGATAGTATAACAAACTTTGAACAATCTCTTACATTAAACAAAACATACAACATGGCATTTACTGCTAGTGTTAGTGGTGTATATAAATTACAATTTTCATTTTTTGATAACGATGATTCTAATGGTTCTAACGGGTCAATAGACAATTTTTATTTGTATAAAAATGTAGCCGAAAATGTTTTGTTTTATGACCAATTTTCTTCAAACTTAACAAGTTTACCCACAACATATATTGTAAATGAGGGTATTGAAAATGAGAATGGAATTACAGGCTCCGCTGTAATTAATAATTTTAAACTCGAATTAACATCATCAGATTTTGGTGGTGCTACTTTAAATAGAAAATATACATTACAAGAAAATAAAGATTATACAGCAAGTTTTCAATTAAATCCTGGAAACTATCCGGATACGAGGGGAGATACTACACCTCTTGGAATTGAATTTACAATTATGTCGCCCGATGGTAGATTAGTTGATGAAAGTGACCTAAGTGGATATACACAATACATCACATCAAGTTTATCGCCATCAGTTTCATTTCAAGCTAGAGAAAGCGGTGAATATCTTTTCCGTTGGACATTTTTTGCGAGTGGTAGCATTCAATGTAGCGCTTCACTTGATAATATTAAACTTGAATCTAGCAATCATGATAAAACTTCATCGGTATTTAATGACATTTTTTACGATGCTAGCTGGTGTTTAAATGAAGGTGGTGGTACCTGGTTTACATCATCATACGCTAGTGGAATCCATTACAAGCAATCATTTACAAAATATACTGACAACTTAAATGTAAATGTAACTGCATATGTAAATGAGTGGCTTAATAACACACGAACAAATAATGGTTTTATCATTAAGAAATCAAATACAGACGAGTGTTCTACTACAAAATTTGGTTCAATAAAATTCTTTTCATCGGATACCCACACAATTTATCCACCAACTCTTGAAGTTCGTTGGGATGATTCTTTGTTTTTAACAGGCTCACTTAACCCACTAACATCCGAAGATATTATTTTGTATGTAAAGGGATTGAATACTGAATATAAAGAAACATCAAAAGCAAAAATTCGTGTATATGGTCGTGATAGATTTCCACAAAGGTCATTTACATCTACTCCAATTAAAGATGTAAAATACTTACCAACTTCCGTATATTACTCGGTAGTTGATGCTGAAACCGAACAAGTATTTATTCCGTTTGACACCAACTACACAAAACTTAGTTGCGACTCCACATCTAACTATTTTAATTTTTGGTTTAATGGATTACAACCCGAACGATATTATAAATTCATTTTTAGGGTAGACCAAAACGGAACTACTAAATTTGTTGATGATAATTTTTATTTCAAGGTGGTTAGATAATGGCAAAAAGAAATGTAAATAGAAATGGTAGAGGACAAATTGTATCATACGAATTAAATTCAGGATCATATGGTGAAGTTCTTTTATCTAATGTAGATTTTCAAAATGTTGAAAAATACAATAGATTGTCATTTCAAGCAAATGTGGATTTTAGAATAGTAGAATTTAATCAGAACAAATTTGTTTTAAGTGGAATTAATAACCAAACAGCTACACCTGCAAGTGCTGTATCTACAAACATTACAAATTCTGATATATTAATAGACCCTATGATTGATTTGGGTTTTGTTTTATTTACAGTACAATTGTAGGAAATTAAAATATGTCATTCAAAAGATATTATAATGAAGATGTTGTTAAGGGTGTAACTCCCACTTTTGGTGAAGATTTTTCACCAAGAATTAATAGCTCCGTAGAAAAAATTAATACAAAATTAACCTTAGATGATGTTGATGGTAAATACCTTGGAATATATCAATTTCCAACATCACAAGAAACACATATATACTCTTCGGACTCATTATTAAAATCATCGTATTCATTCCCTATAAAATATGAATACAATGGGTCTTACCCAATTTTAAAAGTAACTCCAGAACTTGATTTAAGAAATCAAGAAATACGACAAGGTGTTTATTCTATAAATTATAACTTTTTAACAAAATTTGTTGAAAACTGTAGAATTGTAGATATTAGTGGAGATAGAACTGAAATACGAATTGAGAAAAAAGGAAATTTTGTTACTAGACAAAACGCATTTGCAGATTTAAGAACAATTTTATTATCAAACAGCGTATCAAATTCATTTACGTTACCTACTATACTTAGAGAGCTTGTTTTAAATTTTAAAGAAAACAATTTATATAATGTAATATCTTCTAAAGTTGAAGGCCCGGTTGTAGGTGAAGAAACAAAAACGCTAGCATACCCAAGAGATATGTTAGCAAATATATCTACTACATTTATTCCAAGAGATAGTGGTGTAACATCTCCGGGCGTTTGGAGAATGTTTATAGAGGTGTTCAATCCAGCCATTGGTCAATCAACTACATTGTCAGGCCAAGCAACTGGCCGAGCTCGTAAATATATGTTGAAGCCAAATAAACAATCGGTTGGTGATTTTATTTGGGAACCTGGACAAATTACATATACACGCGACCCCAATACTTTACCATTTCCAAGAGAAGATTTGGATGGTATATCTTTAAGCACTGCTAATTTAAATAATCTTAGTTTAACATACAAAAAGTATAATACAACTATAACATCATTTGATTCATTTGTAGTTAAATTAGACAGACCGCTTGAACTTGAATACGATGTAAATTCTACTTTAGATTTAGATGGTAGAATTTATGATTCTTACATAGAAAAAATTATAGCATTTCCAAGTGTAGTATCGAATGATGGTGTTGACTTTTCACAACCAAATTACAATATGGAGGTTGGTGATAAAACCGCAGATGGAACTAATTTTCAAACATGGAATTCTTTATTAGACATTGATGCTACTACATCAGCACGGTTAATTAATCATTATTTTAGTGGGTCATTGGGTAATGTAAAACTTAATATTGATTATTCAGATTTTACAAATTTTGTTCATTTTTCATCAGCAACCGAACGTGTTGATAATTTTGTATACAAATTAAAACAAATTGAAGGTTATAACGGCCGGATTAATTTTTTAACATCAATTAGTAGTTCAAATACTACCGCTGTGTTAACAAATGTATCTCAATCAATAGTTCGTAGAGATAGAATTATTGGAGGGTTTGATAACTTTGAAAATTATCTTTATTACGATACTACATCCAATAACTACACACATTGGTCTTCATCTGCATTTAATATATCACCATATCCTAAAACAAACATATTTCCACATTTACTATATGATACCACTTCATCTCAAGGTGAGTCTTGGTATAGTGGTGTATATTCGTCTGCGTCTTTGTATGATGAATTTAATGATGCTCGTTTAAGAAACATGATTCCAATTCATCTTCAAGAAGACGAGCGTAATGCGGAATATATTACTTTTGTTGATATGATTGGTCAACACTTTGATATTCAATGGACATATATTAAATCATTAACTGATATTAATCGTAGAGAAGAACATCCAAATGATGGTATGGCTGATGATATATTAAAGTCGGTAGCTGAGTCTATGGGATGGAAGTTAGCAAATGGCTACTCTGATGCGTCTCTTTGGAAATACGCATTGGGTGTTGAAGATAATGGCACATTATTTAATACAGGATCATTACAATCTAAATCACGCCAACAAATTGTTCATGAAACTTGGAGAAGAATTGTTAACAATTTACCAATGTTGTATAAGACAAAGGGAACTGCTCGTTCTATCAAAGCAATCCTTGCAACATATGGAATTCCACAAGCGTTCTTAAAAATTCGTGAGTGGGGTGGGCCTACAATTTCAACTCGTAAAAATGTTTATGAACATGAAAGATTTGTAAACAAATTAGAACTATCGCCATCAAAATATTTAACAGCCCCATGGGATGATATTAATTTAGATAGACCAAACTCAATTGAAATAATTGGTAAAATGCCGCAGGGAAATTACCACGTAGCAAGATTGTCCGATGGTTCTGATAATGTTGACTATTTTTGGGATTATAACATTTCAAATAAAACCGCTCGGATTCGTTTAAATATAAATGGTAGTGATATTATATCATCATCATATGTTCCATACGTGACACGTAGAGATGCAGTATTTACATTATCATCAGCTAGCATTAATATAAACTCAGCATGGGTTGATGATTGGGGTAATTTATTAGCAAACCCAACCGCAAGTTTTTTAGGCAATAATTCTACATTTAATAATGTTTGGAATTCCGCGGGCTCTTTATCAGTTCCAGGTCCAACAATTGATAGTAATATTTTTAATTATGAAACCGCAAGTATTCAAGAGGTTAGATACTTTCGTGATATAATTTCAAATGAGATTGTAATTGAACACGCTAAAAACAAAGAAGCTTACTTTAGCGATGATAACACTACTGATTTAGATATTGATACATCTTATGATAAATTAATGTTTCGTATTTTTCCTGATAGTGAATTTGAAACTACATCAAGTTATATTAGGTCAAGACATCCAAATCAAAAAATAACACAAACTGATTCCGGATTCATATTATCGGCATCATTTACAAATTTAACACCAACCCAATTGGTTGGTGAGGTTGATACACAATTTGTTACAATCCCATCAGTAGGTGCTTTAAATTTAATGAACAATAAAGTTCGTATTGAATCAGCTTCCTTAAAGGGACCATTAGACCCAGATAAATCAAATGAGTTAAGTGAATTTGATTATGCTCCTATTGATTCAAATTTATTAGGAACTTATTTTTCAACCACGGACACGGTAAACTTTGATATCTACAATTCAGAAGGTTACTTTGAAGCTGATGATTGGGTAGGTGATCCTGATAAACGATATAACGAGGGTTACCCATTATTAAAATACCGCGCAAAAAACTATTTTCAAAAGTATACTGCGTCTACCGCTATTGATTTAATTATGGATATGTTGTCTCGATATGATATGTCTGTGTTTACTCAAATCCAACAATTGATTCCTGCAAGAGCAGATTGGCATAAGGGTATTTTAATTGAACCACATATTCTTGAAAGAAATAAATATCGTAGAAATGGTGATATTACTTTTACAAAACATATGTTTGATGGTAAAATACAAGTAACTAAAAACACACTATCAGCGTCTCGTAATGATTACGATGTTGCTGAAATTGATTTATATGATTACCTACCATCAACATATCAATATCAAATTGCAGCGTTATCATCAAGTATTTCTTGTTCGGTTAGTTCAACTTCAACTATTGTAAGTGCTAGTGTTTTAAGCTCTCCACTACAAGCGGGTGAAATTGAACTTATATATCAAAGTTCTACGACAAATGCATCTAGCTTATCACACATCACATCGAGTGTTTTTTGGGTTGTTGAAGAAAATTCTGAAGAAGCATTTATTGGACCGGCTGGAAATTCAATTAGCGCAAGTGTTGATTCGATTGATGTAGATACATCTACTATTTTTTTATCAACAGGATATGTAATAAGGGATGTATATGATAATGAAGTTAGAACATTTATCTTATCACCTGATAATAATTTTGGTGAAGTTATATTTGGGCAATTTACTTCATCAAGTTTACAACAATCATGTGTTACTACATCGACATATGTTAATAGAACAAATGGATATTGGCAATATTCACCTACTGGCTCTACTGTCTTAAAATCAAAACTATCCAAGATTTATCAGGTTCCAAAGTATTTTTATTCAACTTCTTTATCTGCTAGTTTAAAATTACCAAGCTCATCTTCAATGGAGTGGTGGCATGGGCAAGATGATAGATTATCACTTTCTTTAGAAAACTTATTTTATAATGGATGTAAAATAACAAGCGATTCACTAACTACCGATTCGCTTGATACTCCAGATGGTGGGCCTGTTGTAGAAATTACTATTGTTGACCCGAATGTAATTATATATTCTACGCAAACAATATCCGATGGGGGTGTTGCTACTGAAATTCCAATAGGAACTTCGCCTGTAAGAGTTACCCCATCTGATGTTTTAATTGGTAACACTACAAGACAAGCTGTAATTCAAAAATCAAATGTTAGTTTAGAAAGTGACGCTTTAAAACCTTTGAACTTTATACCATTAAACAGTAGTCCAAAACTACCATTAATACAAGACAAAGCTCGAAATTTAATAAATAAATTATTAAAAGACAATAATTAACTATAAAAAGTTTAAAAACCATATTTATATACACAAATGAGGAAAACACTATGGGATTTTTAGATAATTCATCGGTAACAGTAGACGCCATTCTTACTAAAAAAGGAAGAGAACTGCTAGCACAAGGTCGTGATAAGTTTCAAATCACTCAATTCGCACTTGCGGATGATGAGGTTGATTACGAACTATGGAATCCAGCTCACCCATTGGGTTCTGACTATTATGGTATTATTATTGAAAATATGCCAGTAATTGAGGCAATTACGGATGAAAACTTTTCAATGAAATACAAATTGTTGTCTTTACCAAAAACGACTACAAGGTTGCCGTTTATTACAGCATCACCATCTTCTGTTACAATTAACGAAGGTCAAATAACTTCAGTAATTTCGGTAAATACAATTAATGGTGGTAATGCAGATTTAGGTTATACTGCTATTTTGTTAAACAAAGACGCGGGTTCAATTACAGGCAATCCTGGTGTTCCTGGAAATGTTTCACCAATTGTAAGTGTAAGCACATATAATTCAAATCAATCTATGACGGTTGTTGGTAAAAATCAATTTACATTTAGGTCTACTGCATTTTTATCCGGAAGAGCATCTCTTTCTACTCGTCTTATTATCATTGGTAATGAAACTGGTGGTAGAACTGAAATTAATATTATAGTAAATCCTGTAAGTGATATTACTATTGCAGGCAACGTAAGTAACGCATAAAAGGAATAAGAATGGAAGATGAAATATTGAATGGAACGAATGCTCTTGGGAATGCATCAGCTGCAATTTCAGCTGGAACTTTAAATATATCGGATGTTGTAGCAAGCGACATTTTACGAGATGCGACTCCGATAATTCCGGCCGGAGCATATGATTACGGAAGTGGTAAAGTTTTTACCGCATTTACTATTGAAGATGTAGTTGAAGGCGATTCTCAAAGAATTACGCGTGGTTTATGGAGTGGTAATGTTGGTGAATTATCTACGTTCTTTACATCATCATATCAATCATCTACTCAAAAACAATACTACTATGAAATTTACAATGGTGACCCGCAAGTTTCTACAAACCAACCGCAATTTTCTGTTGCATATGGTCATAATCTTGGTAGTGGTTCTTTAGGAACAAACGAAGATTCACCATCAAGTGCTATCTATTCACAATTTCAACAAATTCTTTTACCAGCAAGTCAAAGAGTTTTTAGTTTTGGTGGAGTAGCTCAAAATGATATTTATGTAATTTCTATCAATCGGTCTCGTTTAAGAGATAAATTAGATCCAGGAAATTGGGAATTAGTATTATCAGGATCAAATGGTCAAACCCTACGATTAATTGATGATAGTGGCGATGTTAACCAATTGGGAGATTCTACATTAACTTCTTACAATGTAGTTTCTGGCTCATTATTGAGCGGAGTAAATGCTTCAAGTACTGTATTTGGCGCGGTGTTCCCACAATTCGGATGTATTGTATTGGGTGGTGTTGCTCTTGACGCATCCGCTTCATTAGAGACAAATAGAACTTCAAATGTTGATGCTCAAAATCATAGAAGATTATTTCTTGCAATTAGTGGAGCTGCTGCAGCGAATGTTGCAAATGGATTTCAAGCCAGAAGTGAAGAAGAAGTTAAATCTACATTTTTCTTTATAAGAGCAAAAAATGCAGA